CTGCCGTCCGACCCCGATCCTGGTGACGAAAGTCCTCGCGAACGGAATGATCAATCTGTTGGGTTGGTCGGGGGATTTCGCGGCGCATCTGTTTGTGAAGGCCGATCCGCCGGTGAAAAAGAAGGGGAATTATATAGTTAACTCCCTTCGGGGAAGAAAGCAGGAAATATGCACTATGCGAACGGACGCGAAGCGAAGAACGGAGACAAAGTTGTGCATTTTGGCTATGGTAGCCCGGTCATAGGTATTCTCTACGACGCAACGGCTGGAAACGACTACTGCAACGGCAAGATCGCCGTGACGAAGCCGAATGATCCATGCCCTAACCTAAAGGAGTGTCTGAATCTTGAGGACGTGCTGGCTCTACTCCCGGCGCAAGAAGGCGTTCTGGCGCAAACCCATCCCGATCTTTTCAAGAGAGTCGCGCTCGTACCGGATAGCTCAAAGAAAGAAACGGCTTAGGGAGTTAAGTATATAAATCCCAAAAGAAGGGGGACGCAGCATGAAGCTTTCGACCATCTGGCTGCTCGTGGTGTTGGTGCTGGCCTGGAACGGCCACCTGGTGACGGGAGCGGCCTTCGCCTTCCCCTGGTTCGCGCACCGGCGCTGGGAGCGTCGGCAATGGTACTCTAACTCCAGATGAAGACCGCCGAGATTCTCAAATCCATCTACAACGAACTTCCGTGGCCGAACCACGTGGAACTCTGCAGGGATCGCTTTGACGAGGCACTAGCCGCGATGCCGGGTACGAGCTCGTCGGTCCTTGGGAGCTTCGGGCTGCGGGTGGAAGTGAATGAGGATATGCCTCCCGACGAGATCCACCTGGTTTTTCGGCGTGAGGGCAAGTTCCTGGTTGAGAGAGTTATAAAAATCGAAGATAAGTCCCCCATTTTTGGCATCTATCCTCACTCGGCTACCACGTGAACAACTGGAGGCGCTATGGAAGACTTTCTTCGTGAACTCATAGCTCTTTGCGCAAAGCACGGCGCTGTCCTCTATCCGCGGACAGATGGGAAGGCTGAGATTCTCTCCGTCGAGATCGCTGGCATTTGGACTGACTTCAAGCGCATCTCGGCGGAGGGCGCGAAGCCACTGACTTAGGATTTCGCGGCGCGAGAACGGCGCCAGAGAGTTGTTTTCGAGGGACCGCGATCGCCGATCTTCGGTCCCGGTTTCTTCGCCCCAAGCTTCTTCATTCCGTTGCGGATCCGCTCGGCAATCAAGTTTCGTTCAAACTCGGCAATCGCGGCGAGGATGGTGAACAGGAGCCGCCCGATCGGCGACGACGTGTCGATCGATTCGGTGAGGGAAACAAACTCCAGGCGCTTCGCTTCGAAGGTGTCCAGCACCTGGAGCATGTGCTTGGTCGAGCGGAAGAAGCGATCGAACTTCCATACCACCACGCCGTCGAACTTTCTTGTCTCTGGCCTTTTGGGATCCGTTGCCGCGATCAGGGCCGTCAACTCGTCGAAAGCCGGCCTCGACTCCGAGGCGCCGCTCCATCCTTGATCGACGTATTCATGCACGATCGTCCAACCCCGCATGCGGCACATCTCGCGCAACGGCTGCAATTGCGCCTCGGGGTCCTGCCCTTTGAATTCGTGATTGATGGCCTCATCGTGCGCAGCCTCCGCCTTGCCACAGGTCCGGCAGATGTCCTTCGAGACGCGCGCGTAGAGTGCGACCAGATTCATGCGAGCAGGTTCAGTTCCCTGTTTACTAAGCAGTAAAATAAGGCGACAAAAATCGGGTTTTTCAATTCAGGTGAATTGAAACGTGCGCTCCCCCATATATAGCCGGACGCAAACGGCCGTTTTTGTAACATTCAGGCTGTTGCGAGGACTGGTCGACGCGGTGGGGTGTCAGCCGCCGTCGTGCTGCTGCAACTGAAATTCGACCGTGGAATAGACCAAATGGGCCGCCTTGATCCGTGTGCGACAAAAACGAAGAACGCCGGCAGCTTTCAAATTGAAGCCATCATCCAGGCGGATCTCGATCTCGACGGGGGCGCCAGGCGGAAATGCACGCAGTCTCAGTTGCGTCGGACCATCTTCAGCATAGAGCAGGCGCGCGCGAATTCTTTTCGTCGTGTGATCGAGGAGGATGCCTTGGACTTGCTCGATCGGGACTGCATCGAGAAGCAGTGTGCCGCGACTGCGGCAATAGCTCAGCATTTTGGTCTCACTTCGATCGAGGGCACCCGGTCCTTCGTGACTTCGCAGGCCGCGAAGAGTGCACGCACCGGCGAAGGCACGTCCTCCTTGAGGATCTCAGCGCGCGCGGTTGACTTCAGCGTCCAGCGAATCGTCTTATCGAAGAGTCGCTTCAGCAGGCATGTCTGTTTGGTCTTCGTGAGCCGTGAGCGCAGGAGTTCGACGGCCGCAGCATCGATGGAGGTCGACGCGCCGAACGTGCCCATGATCTCCCACTCGAGACCGTGCAGCAGCTTCGACTTTGTGGCGTGAGCCGAGCCGAATTTAGTTACTAACTCGATGCATTTCTGGTGGATTGGCTCGAACTTCTGCTGAGCGTCGCGTTGGGCGAGCGTCGCTTCGAGCACTTTGGCCTTCAGGTTGATGTGTTCCTGCGCGAGCTTCTCGATCTCCGCGGCGGTCGGGGCTCTTTCGCCGAGATCTGTCCACCAGGGCGCCGAAGCTGTTGCGGCTGCTCTCATCGGGAATGGAAAAACGGAGACCGTTCCCCTCCCCCGAGAGAGAACGGCCCCGTACTTCGTGATCTTCCGCCGCGGCCGAAGTAGGGGCAAGCGGAAAACTGGAAAGCGAGTGACGAAAGGTACAGCTAGATCTTCTCGATCGCGGCGATGACTGCCTTCACATCGGCGATCGCGGCAGTGTCGAGACTCAGATTGACTCCATTTGCGCCGGCTGCAGATCCAGCTCCCTGCACGGCCGTGATCGCGAGGTTGAGCAGGCTCGCTCCGACCTGGGTTGCTTTCGCTGCCCCTGGACCTGCGAGGTTAGCGAGCGCCGTGATCTTTGCGGAGTTATTCTCGAGGAAAGTTGCCAGTTTTACTGCGTCGCCGGCGGCGTCTTCGATGCCAGCTTTCACGTCAGCTGCGATTTTAAGAGCGTCGGTTTCGAGAGTTGCGATCTTCACTTGTTTTTCTCCTTGTCCGGTTGGACCTGTTGAAACTGCGTTTCGAGCGCCGAGATCACTTCCTGATTCGGAATGACCGCGGTCATGCCCTTGAAGAGTTTTGCCCCGTTGATGCTGAAGCAGAGAGTGAGCGCGCCCGCGGCTGCAAGGTAGCCGTAGCCGCGCGCGATTAGTTCGGGCGTTCCTTTCACCAGCGCGCCCCCGTCAACGACGAGATAGGAGACGACGGCCGAGAAGATCAGGAGAAAAAGCAGCTTGAGCCATTCGGCCCAGATGCCTTTCTTGATCCAGTCCCAAACCAAGTTGCCGATGGCGTCGGGGATTCCCATGGCTACTTCTTCAGGTAAGCAGTTGTCGCTGGCGTGCCATCAGGGTTGAAGTAGTGGACGCGCCACGCCATCAGTCCTTGCGCGAGCCCGACTGCGAGCATGACCCACATCTGCGCCTTCGGCGGAACGAAGCCGCTGGCCTGGTTGCCATACTGGACAATCAGAGCGGAGGCTTGGAAAACGAGATTTACACTGAGTTTCATTGCCATTCTCCTGTCTCGATCTGAATCGCGAGCCGCTGCGCTCGCGCCCCCACCTGCGTAGCCCAGAGAGAATTGAGCATCTCGTTGCGCGCGGCTTTCCAGTCTGCCGCCTGCATCGCTGCCAGAAACTTCGGAAATTTCGAGAGGCCGCCGATTCCCATGTTGAAGGCCATGTTGATCAGAGCGCTTCGGCGCACGTAATCGAGCCCGCTTGTCCACGGGAGCGCATCCTCAAGGCGCGCGCTTGCCACTGCAATATCGTTCGAGAGCAGCATCTGCGCTTCGGCCGCCGTGATGCCGACGTCGGTGAGGTTGCGCCCGACGCCGATCGTGATCTTGCCGACCGTGTCGGTATAGGGATGAAGCCGAAGACCTTCGTCGCGGATTAACTGGTCTGTGAGGTTCACAATCACTTTGCCTTTCTGGGTATCGTCCACTCGCGCTATGCGGGCAGCAACCAGAGCCACCACCACGCTCTCAGCCGCTGCAGCATTTTTCACTCGATGTCGTTGGCGCCGACCCCGGTCGATCCATAGGGCGAATAGTCGCCATACTCGGTCGGTCCTGTCGGAGGGTTGAAAAAGTAGACGCCGGCATCGGTTTGTCGCAGGACCAGGTCGACGCCGAGCGCTGGCACTTTGTCCTGGCCAGGATCCGCCGTGAGCGCCATCGATTGGATCTGATAAGTCGCGGCCAGGAGGCCCCAGCGCTCATGGGTGAATTCCATAACGTCGCCGGCGACGTTCTGCAGCGCGTAGACCTTGAACTGCGGGCTGATGGTTTGCTGTCGACGCAGCTGCTCGCAGATGATCTTCGCGATGCGCTGTGCCATCCACAGCGACGTCGTGAAGTCGAGTTTGATGTCCTTCCAGATCGGGATCCCTCCGTCCTGGGCCACGGCCGCGGAGTCCTGGTATGGAGGGAAATCCGTCTC